CAGAATACCGTGGTTTGAAATCATTCTACAACTTGAAAAAATAAAACGTTGATTTAACAACGTTTCTGAGGACTCTAGGTTTAGCCTAGGGTTCTTTTTTTCTACTCAAGGGGCAAAGAGGGGGCAAGATTATTCGTAATAATATTATCCAAAACATTTACCGCTTGGTCCTTCATATTTCTTGTGACATGGGTATAGATGCTAGTAGTCACTTCCGAATCAGCATGACCAACTCTATCCATGATAGTTTTAAGGGGCACATTGTTTTCAGCCAATATGCTTATTGTGGTATGCCTGAAGATGTGAGGGGATAGATGCTTGTCGATAGGTGTGACCAGTCTTGCGTTAGCTCGTTGAAGTGATGCACTTAAAATTGTACTGTGGATAGGCTTTCCAGTATTGGTCGTGAAGATTTTATCACTACGATACCAGTTTGGGCTAGTCGATTCGCTTAACGCTTTCAACTCTAGTATCTGGTCGATGATTTCCATCTCTCGATTGGTGAGGTAGGTTGTTCGGTAACTAGCGACTGTTTTCGTTCCTTCGTTTTCTGGGATGTATCTGTTGAAAGAAGTGTGGATATCCAGAGAGCGTGTCTCTTTGTGGTAATCTGACACGGTCAGCCCAGCCAATTCACCAATCCGACAACCATTTAAAAGCATAAACTCACACGCTAGAGCATATCTCAGTGTTATATCTTTCCGATAGAGCTCTTTCAACAATCGACTGTATTCGTCCGGTTCTAAGTATTTATTCTTGGCAGCTTGTTGCTTCTCAAGTTTATTAGTCTTCTTTGGCAGTCGTGCTTTCCGTGATGGATTGTCAGAAATAAGTTGTTGATCCATAGCATAATCGAAAAATGTATTTAATACGGTTTTGGCACGGTATTTCTGGGAGTCTGTCCAGTCTTCAGTGTCTAGCAGGGATTGGATAAGTCTGACATTGATATTGGATAGGATTGTTCCTTGCTCGATAGTGTCCGATATTCTCTTAACGGATGCTGCAAGGCTCTTGATTGAACTTAACTTAATCTGCTTTTGGTGAAATTCCCACCACTCATTGAAGGCACTATGGAATGATACATTAGTAGTGCTTGATGATTCTATCTTCTGGGCTATCTTATCATCAAGCAAGCGTTGAGCTTCTTTCTTTGCTCGATTTGACCCACTATTAAGCGTTACAGACACTCGTTTCCATTTCTCAGTGTAAGTATCCTTGTAACGCTCGAAATATTTATATTTCCCGTTTGGTAATTGTTCTACCCACATTGTCATATCTCCTTAATTTTGGTAAAATGGGTACAGAAAAAAGACTCATTGTTTTTACCTGAGTTTTTGTTTCTGTGATGCATAAGCTCTACACTCGAAGTTTGGCGACGGTGAGTGTAGGGCTTTTTTTATTGTGATAATAATTTAGCTTTCTGTGCTTGAAATTCTTCCTCAGTAAGTACGCCGTTATCAACTAATGATTTTAACTTAATCAATTCGTCAGCAATTAAATTCTGCGATAGCGGTTGACTGCTCTGACTAACCTCTATCTGTGGTCTATATAGACTTTGTTTGTATGCTTCGGATGCGCGTTTAATCTTGTCAGATAGGACTGGGACAGCAATCTTCGGGATGTTCTTGATATGTGCCCAAGATACCCCGTTCATCACCGAGATTTCACCCAAGAGGACCCCGCTTTTAGACGATACACCATTGACCATATCAAGAGGGATTTCAGAAGTTTGAACACCATAAATCATGCCCTTATCAACAAACATAATGCGTTTTTGAGTTAAAACGATTAAGACAGTGTTGCCGTCATAAAATCCAGATGCGGCATATTGTATCACCTCGTCGTCTGATAGTAATTGCGGCAGGTAGTTGACCTCTTTTCGAGTTCCAAACATCTTAGGGACGCCCGCCTGCATTAATTGAGTTTGAACTGTTAATAAATTCATAACATTACCTCATCATTTTTAGATACTCATTTTTTACAAAAGTCTCATCGCAAATTGTGGTGAGATTATATTTTTCCATAAAGTGGACGTAGTTAAAATCATCCAGGGATTCGTTTTCGAGCAATCCACGGATCATATCTCTATTGGCTTGAGCTTCGTATTTCTCACGCAAACGCTCATAGTCTTTGGAATCGTGCCCTAGATGGCCTAGCTCGTGCAAAATGACCTTTAAACGTATTTCTGGGGCTAAATCCTTATTGATATAAACCACCCTGTTTATTGGGTCAAGAAAGCCGTTTCTGGGCCACTCGTTAGAACTAAACTCACAGATAGAGACACCGAACTGCTCAAGCAATTCTTTCTCCATGCGTTTATTTCTCCTTGCTACTCATATAGCCGGCAATTATGCCGCGAATGGCACGTTTATCTTCCTCTGTAAGAGGTTTACCGTCGAACATCATCGCATTATCGATGATGTTATCGATATCGTGGGCATTGGTTGGTTGTGAATCTTTAGTCATAGGGACATCATACCCCATGAGCCATGCTTCAGACACCCCCAACGTTCTAGCAAGCAGCACCAACTTTTCTTGGTCTGGTGTTGATTTCCCATTGATATATTGAGACAAAGCACTCTTTCCAAGTTTAACGCCCAGTTCCTTTTGATGTACTTTTGAAAGGGAAATTACGTCAACTTGTTTTAAATTTCGTTCGCTCATCACTTGTTGCAAACGTGAAGCAGTAGTATTTTTCATATTTTTTTCCTTTTCCTTTATGGCTTTATTATATAGAAGAAAATAAAAAAGTTCAAGAAAAATCGAAAAAAAGTTCAAAAAATTGAACAAAAACTGTTGACAAATAAAAAGAGAAGGATTAAAATAAAACCATAAAGTTCAAGAGATTGAACTTAGAAAGGAGAACTCAATGAGATTTGACTATGCTAAATTAAAAGGCCGTATCAAAGAAAAATACGGAACTCAAGAAGATTTCGCAAAAGCTATCGGCATTACTCCGACAACGATTTCATTCAAAATCAACGGGAAAGCAAAGTGGCAACAAGACGAAATTGTGAAGGCAGCTAGATTATTAGAAATCTCAAAAGATGAGATTATTGAATATTTTTTTAACTATGAAGTTCAAGAATTTGAACTAAATAATTAAAATTATGAAAGGAGCTTAAACAAATGAAAATAACCTACAAACCGGTCGGGATCAACGAAACGGCCGAGTGGGGAGACTACGACCACCTCATGCAGCGGTGGGAAGGTCTAGGAAAGTCAATGGCGAAGAATCTCATTCGAGAAATGAGGGACAACAAAGACTTTCGAGACTACGTATTCAACCCCACACACAAGCTGGTTTTCATCAACTATGAGGGGTTTAAGTCCTTCATCGAATGGAAAACCAGAAACAGATTCAAATAGCAATACATCCCTAACCGTAACAGTGAGCTAGCGGGGCAACCATTCAGTTGAAATGTAAGCAATACCATTAGACGATTTGATTTATAAGAACTCCTAAAAATTAGTATATTAAAAGACCTCGCTAGTTCACTGTTACGGTTAGGGAAAAGAAGAAAGGAAAGTAACATCATGAGAAAGCTAAAAACAAATAAAGGCATGGTCAATTTTTTCAAAAACTTTGGAATTAAAAAAGCTTTTTTGACTGACGATATCCGTTTTGACAGAAATGGTGCTCACCACGTTGGCATTGACGTCATCATGAAAGACGGGACATGTTTTGGTGTGTTCAGCAACGGTGAAATTCTAAATTAAAGGAGAAACAACAATGAAAAAACTTATCAATTGGATTTGGTCTAAAAAACAAAACGAACAAGTAGAAGTATTTGAAGTTCGTCCACATCGAATGGTTGACGAAATGGTCCGAGAGTTCAACGCTGACCACGGATTGCCATTAGATCAGTTGGTGGGGTGATAACTTGAAACATCTACTAAAATTCTTGTTCGGTAAAAAGAAACCAAAACAAAAAGAGTATTTCTTTGAAGTAGTGGAAACTGAAGAAGAAAAACAAGAACGACTAAAACAGAAATATCTTAAAAAATAACATTACCATCTTCAATCCGTAGCCACGGCCTACCGTGGAGTGTAACTTATACCCATAATTCCCCAAAATTATACTAAATTACTTTTTTCCTAATATTCCCATTTTACAGTCTAATAAAACATTGAAACATGACACGGTGGGCGTTGGGTGCGGGTTGAAGCACTAAAAAAAGCACAGGTAAGGGCCTGTGCAAGAAATAACATCTATAAGGAGTATACCATGAAAACACTCAACACTCAAACAGTAGCTAAACCAGGATTCACAAAAAGCAAAGCATTCGGTCTTTGTGGCACACTAGCAATTGCTACAGCTCTATTGATTGGAGCTGGGGCAGTATCAGCTGATGAAACCACTCAACCAGTGGTGGACACACAACCGGCGGTTGCTAACGTCTACACCGCTGACAATGCTGGGAACGTTACAGTGACGCCGTCTGAAACAGTGGCAGAAACACCAAAATTTTTGGCACCAGCACCAGTGGAATCTCAACCGATTGCAGAAGCACCAGCAACAACTACAGAAGCAGCTCAACCAGTAGCTGAAACACCGGCAGCACCTACAAGCGTTGTTAAAGACGGTGACACTATCACTGTCGAAAATCCTAATGTTGAAGTAACATTCCCTAACGGTACTGGTAAATATAGCCCGTTTGAAGTGGAATACAAAGACGTTGAGTTTCCGGATAGCATGGCTATCAACGAAGGAGACAAGGTGGTTACTGAGTTGCCTAAAGAGATTGGTTTGCAAACATCGTTCGATTTCGATGTTTACAACAATGAGAATGTTGTTGGTAAAGCAAACTCTGACGCTCAAACTCGTAAGATTACAACAACTTTTAACAACTACTTCACTAGTCACCCACTCAACAAGAAGATGTCTTTGAAGTTCGATGCAAAATGGCTTGATGTCGTTGAGCCTGGCAAACCAGTAACCGTTAATTTCAACGGCACTGTTAAGACGTTCACTATTGGTGAAGAAGGGCCACTTCCAAGCAATGAGCTTTTGTCTAAATGGGGCAGCCAAAACAAGCAAGATCCACGGGTCATTAACTGGACCTTGCGTTTGAACACTGCCCGTCAAGTGCTTAACAATGCGGTATTGTCTGATACTTGGTCAGACAACCAAGAATTTATCGAAGGGTCTCAAAACATTTACTTTGTTGAGGACCCAATCAAGTGGACTGGTATTGATCATGCCGCCAAGGATTTCTTGGAATCTTGGAACGTCCGAGCAGATGGCTTTGACGCTAAATTCAAGGAATTTAACAAAATCATGTATATCGATTACCAAACTCGTTTGAAGAGTGCGGTAAAAGATAGCACAAACCCCACTAACAAAGCAGTGCTTACTGCGGACGATAGTAACAGCAAGTCAAGTTCTAAGGTGCAACTTGTAGGCGGCCGTGGTGATGCTAGCGGTGAGAACAAACCAGAGGAACCAAAAGAGGAACCTAAACCAGAACCACAGCCAGAGCCAAAACCGGAACCTAAACCAGAGCCGGAAAAATGCGAGCCAAAGGTTATCGAGAAAATTGTTGAGAAACCAGTCGAAGTTATTAAAGAGGTCGAAAAACCGGTTTACATCGAAAAAGAAGTAATCAAGGAAGTGCCAAAAGAGGTCATTAAGGAAGTCCCAGTAATCAAAGAGGTCATCAAAGAAGTTCCCGTGGAAAAAGTGGTGACTGTTGTTAAAGAGGTACCTGTTGAGAAAATCAAGGAAATCGTTAAAGAAGTACCTGTAGAAAAAGTTAAAGAAATCATCAAAGAGGTACCTGTTGAGGTAATCAAAGAGGTACCCGTTGAAAAGATTGTCGAAGTAGTTAAGGTGAAAGAGGTTATTAAAGAGGTTCCAGTCGAAAAAATTGTAACCGTGGTTAAAGAAGTACCGGTTGAAAAAGTGGTTACAGTGATCAAAGAGGTTTGCAAGTGTGACAAACCAAGTACACCAGCTGAACCTAACACTGATAAGCCAAGCACTGAAAAACCAGTGACACCAACACCAAATAAACCTCAAAAACCTAGCACGCCAGAAAAAGCCCCTAAAACGAGCGTAGATAACAAAGCGGCACAATCTGTCGCAGTATCTTACAACCTCGAACCAGTGAACGAGGCACCAAAAACAGCCGTTTATGGCGGCGTTCTACCAAACACTGGTGAAAAAGAAGGAATTGCTAGCACTCTTGGATTGGTAGTAATCGCAGCAGGTATCACTGGACTTACTCTTGGGTTTAAAAAACGTAACGAAAAATAATTAAATAATTAGCAGCGGTGGGAGGGAGGCATTAAATATGGCAGACAATCAAAAATACTATTACATGAGACTCAAGCAAGATTTCTTCGAAACAGAGGAAATGATAATCCTTGAGTCAATGCAAGACGGCTACTTATATAGCAACATCTTGCTAAAACTGTACTTAAGGAGTTTGAAACGAGATGGTAAATTGATGTTTAATGACACAATTCCATACAGTGCAGAGGTCTTAGCTACAGTTACACGGCATAGCGTCGGGACGATTGAGAAAGCTATGGATGTTTTTCAAAAGCTCGGTCTGGTCGAAGTAATGGATGATGGTGCTATCTATATGTTGCAGATTCAAAACTTCATCGGTAAGAGTTCGACGGAAGCTGAACGAAAACGACGCTATCGAGACAAAATCAAGCTTGAAAAAAGCGACAACCAAGCGGTTTTAGAAGATGTGGGACATTTGTCCACCATAGGGGTGGGACATTTGTCCGGACATTCGTCCACCAGAGATAGAGATAGAGATAGAGATAGAGATAGAGATAGAAAAGAGATAGAAGAAGAAGTAGAGGATAGAAAGATATCTTCTGCTACTGCTGATAAATCAGATTTCAATATCTTTGACTATTATCAAAATCGAGTCGGTCTATTAGATGGTTTCCAACTTCAACAGATTGAAGCCTATCAAGCTATTGATGGATTAGAGCCAGATTTAATCAAGATAGCTATTGATAAAGCAGCCGATAATTCTAAACGCTCTTTTGGCTATGTTAACTCTATCTTGAAGTCTTGGGCACAGAATGGAATTAAAACCGTAGCCCAACAGCGAGAGGAACAGAATAGTTTCCAATCCAATAAACCAAATAGCGATAAACCAAAATTTGGTCCAGCTTGTAGCAAACACTAGAGGTGATGCTTATGAGTTTAGAAAGCACAGCTAAGCAAATGCGAAGGCAGTATATGACGGTTAGCGATAAATATTGCGAGAAACATAAACGGCATTATATAACCATTCACATCCCAAGCTCAACCCCTTACACTGCATGCGAGCTATGCCATCGTGAGGAACAAGAACGCTTAAACGCTGTTAAAGCACAAGAGCAGTACGAACGAGAGCAAGAGCAGAAACGCTTGTACTTCCTCAAAGATTTCAGCTTGCTGGATGACGACTTGAAGAATGCTAGCTTTGACAATTACAAGGCAGTAACCAGAGAGCAGAAAGAAGACTTGAAAAATGTCAGAAATCAACTTAAAGGCTATCTTGACGGTCAAGACTACAACATTGTTTTGATTGGCGATACTGGAGTGGGTAAAAGCCATCTAGCATATTCAGCACTCAAAGCCTTGTCTGATCATACGAAGAAGATGGGGCTATTCATCAACGTGGTTGACCTATTAGCCAAAATCAAAGAGGACTTCAGTCTTGAAGCCGAATACATCAGACGCATTTCGGAAGCTGAATGGCTAGTGCTCGATGATTTAGGGACTGAAAAAGTGACAGAGTGGTCTAACGGTATCTTGTACAGCATTTTGAACAAGCGTACCAAAACTATCATTACCACCAACTTAAGCCCACGGGACATCATGGGCACTTATGGAAAGCGTGTCTATTCTCGAGTGTTCAAGAAGACAGGACTTGGAACGACGAATGAACATGTTTATCAGTTTAAGACACAACAAGACAAGAGGATGATGCTTTGACAGAAACGGAAGTAAAACTAAAACTCTTTGAAGACTACGAGCGTATTCATGGACTTGTGTTTTCAGAGGAACATAAACAGAAAATGATGGATGATTTAGATCTGTATTCGTTTATCGAGAAATTAAACGAATATATGGCGTTCGGCTACCGCTCGAAGGTGGTATTTAATCAGCACGTTCGAAAACACGCCTAAAATTGCACTACACCCCATTAAAATGCGAAATAAGGGCATTCAAAACAAAAAAAGGAAGACAAAGACATGACAAATCAACTACAAACACAAAACAAAAGGGATATTTCAACAGATACAAGTGCTTGGACGTTTCAAGATATTAAACGCTACTACGACCCGCAAGATTTGTTGACAGAAAAACAAGTTGGGCAAGCTTTATCGCTGATTAAAGGTCGTAACCTCAACCCATTACTAAACGAGGTCTATATCGTAGCTTACAAAAAGAAAAATGGTGGGGCTGAATTTAGCTTAATTGTCTCAAAAGAAGCATTCTTGAAGCGTGCAGCACAAAACCCAAACTATGAAGGTTTTGAAGCCGGAGTGGTAGTTGTTGACGATTTTGGTGATATGGTAGAGCGGAAAGGGACGCTGCTGCTACCTAACGACACGCTCGTCGGTGGCTGGGCAAGAGTTTACCGCAAGAATTTCAAGGTTCCTGTAGAGGTTTTCGTTAGTCGTGAAGAATACGATAAAAAGCAAAGCACATGGAACGCTATGCCAGCTACCATGATTAGAAAAACCGCTCTTGTCAATGCCTTACGTGAAGCTTTCCCAGAGGATTTAGGAAATATGTACACTGAGGATGACGGCGGTGAAACATTCGACAGAATCAAGGATGTAACGCCACAAGAGACACAAGAGGATGTTAGAGCTCGTAAGCTGGCGCAAATCGAACAAATGAAGCAAGAACAAACGCATTTCCAACAAACAAGTGAAAGCAATTCTCAACCGGTTGCCAACTCACAAAACGAGCCAGTTCAACGCGAACTTCTCGACTATTAACGAGGTGCGAACAATGCAAGAATTACAAGTTAATATTGAACAAGCCAAGGTTGAGATTGTAGGGCAAGAGGTTTTTGAAAAAGGCATTGCTGATGTAGTTGCTAAGTATCAAAATTACACAGTCACCGCTGGCACTATCAAAGACGACAAGAAAGTCTTGGCTGAATTACGAAAATTAACCAAGCAAATTTCAGACGAACGTATCAAAATCAAGAATGAGTTATCAAAACCAGCGACGGATTTTGAAAAATATATCAAGGAAACAGAGAAACCTCTTAAAAACATTATCAACCAAATCGCAAATGATGTGAAAGAGTTCGAAAATCATCAAAAAGCACTGAGATTGGACACTGTTAAAAGCTATTTAGCTAACAAAGCCAGCGACTATATGATTGACACTCGCATTTTTGATGGAAAAGCAACGGAATACATCAAAAATGGCGATTTTATGGCGGACGGTGTAACTCTCAAAAAAGCGACTATGAAGGCATTAGACGACATGGTTACTTTTGAATATCAAAAACAAGAGGAATTAAAAAAAGCCACTCAATCCATATCCGGACTTTGTTCAGAGTACGGAATGACCGACCAACCGTATATCCGCATGCTTCAAAATCTGACATTAGCAGAGGTGTTAGATCAGATTCGTTCAGACCATGCTTTTGAATTACAAAAGCAAGAAGCTGAACGCCAAAGACAAGAACAAGGAGCGCTACGACAAGCTGAATTACAAAAGCAAAAAGAAAAAATAGTAGAAACAGCACCAACGACATTAGTTGTTGATTCAGAAACAGGCGAAATTATCGAAAACACGCCAACAATTGAAGAAGCTAACGTTCCAGAATCAAAACGTTATCGCCAAAAAATGACGCTTGAAGTCTACTTTGAAGATTCAGACGATAAAGACAGATTTAAACATTTACTTAGCGAAAACGGTTGGGAATACAAACAAAACTACACTGTCAGCGGCTATCAAAACATAGCTAGCATGACCGAAGAAGAATTGAAAATACATTTAAGTTAATGCCAAGACCGAAATCTAAACCCGCGTTGGTCAACTTCATCGAGAATAAAGAAAAAGGAAAATAAACATGATCAATAACGTTGTATTAGTTGGGCGCCTTACCCGTGACCCCGAACTAAAATACACAACCAGTAACATCGCAGTAGCTACATTCAGCCTAGCTGTTAATCGCAACTTCAAGGGCGCTAACAGCGAACGTGAAACGGACTTTATCAACTGCGTTATCTGGCGTCAGCAAGCTGAGAATTTGGCTAATTGGGCTAAAAAGGGTGCATTGATTGGTATTACAGGACGCATTCAGACTCGTAGCTATGAGAATCAGCAAGGTCAACGAGTGTATGTCACTGAGGTAGTCGCTGAGAACTTCCAAATGTTGGAGAGCCGTGCAGCGCGTGAAGGTAGTAGCGCCAATCAAGGCAACACTTCGGGAGCGCTTGGCAATGACGGCGGCTATGCTGGGCCTTACGGGCAACAAGCACCGCAACAGCAAGGGCCAAACTTTGCAAGAGAAAGCAGCCCATACGGTAATTCAAACCCTATGGATATCAGCAGTGACGATTTGCCATTCTAATTGGGTGAAAACATGAAAATGACTTTAAATATCGAGCCTAAACCTCAAACAAGACCACGATTTAGCAAATTTGGGACTTATGAAGACCCGAAAATGAAGGCCTGGCGTCGCCAGTGCTCGCAACTTATCGAGCAAGAGTATGAGGGTGATTTCTATGACGGGCCGATTTCAGTCGATGTCACCTTCTACATGAAGGCCCCGCTTAATGTGTCGAAGAAACCCACGCCAAAAGCCAGAGCTAAAACGTGGGACACATTCAAGAAATTCATGGATGAAAGACTTTGGCATGCGAAAATCCCGGACGTTGACAATCTGGTCAAATCGCTCTTTGACAGTGTTTCAAGAGCTGGCTACAACAAAGTTGATAAAAAGGGTATCGTCTGGACGGATGACAGTATCGTTTGCGATTTAAGAGCTCGCAAGAAGTACAGCCCTAATCCACGTATTGAATTTGAAATCAAGGAGCTCGAATGAATAGCAAGTACAAAGACAAGCTGGTCGGCGTATATGCTCCAGGGAGTTACGACCACACAAGCGTATTAGGTCAAACGCAAGAGTTTTCGAGATGGTTTTGGGCTAATCACGAAGATATGGAATATATCAGCGCTAAGCTAGGTATCAACGCAAAGAAACTCAATCGCATTCTGACACTGGAGCAGTTACCGGATGAAGAATTACTAACAAGGATGATGGAACTATGCAAGTAAAGGAATACGCATTATATAAAGGCGAGGAATTGCTGGCTATGGGAACTAAGCGTGAAATAGCTGAACAATTGGGTGTGTCAGCTAGCACAATCGGTTATTACGGTACGCCGGTGTATGCTCGCAGAACATCGGATAATGGAAGGAGATTAGTAAAGCTATGAAATATAAAGTAATCGTATATTACGACAATATGCCAGACAGTGAGCATATTTTTAGCAACAAGAACGACGCTATCAACGAACTACATCGTTTGAGAGGTGTTAAATATCGCAATTCTAGGATGTATACAGTGGAGCTGGTCGAATGCGGTGGATAGTACGAGTAGCACGCACAATGAATGATGTTAAAGAGTGCCATTTTACAGATAAGAACAAGGCACTGAAACACGTTGAAGCGTTGAAAAAGTTAAGTATGGCAGTAGATGCTACTGTCTGGATGGAGGAAATTAACGATGATGAATAAAGATGAACAAATACAGAATTTATCAAAGATAGCACGCATTTCAGTATCGTATGCAGAAGACCTATATGACTTTTTCTTCCCTAAACCAGTCGTACCACAATACGTGGCGGATTGGTATGAGGAGAACAAAGAGGATTTTGAAACGAATTTGTTTAACGATATCTACAATATTTCGAATGTCTATCCCGGTGACAATTTAGGTGAATTTGCGGATTGGTTGATGGCTGATGATAGCCACGCACTCATAACCCTCGTCAACATGCACCAGTTCGGCTATGAGGTCGAGAAGGAAACTAGATATACGGTAAAAATGAAAGGGATCTTCGGACACAGTAAATACCTCAATCGAGATACAAAAACTCAAGTATGGTTTTTTGCATCAAATGAAAGAATTGACGGTTTTAGAGTTAGACACACCCGCAAAGAGCTTGAAGACGCTGATTTCGGCTGGGTATTCTCTTGTGAAGGCGTGGAAGTGAAAGAGGTGGATGAATGAGCAAGAGAGTGCAGGCTACAATTTCTAATGATCTATTCACACACATCTTAGTTTTGAAAGAGTACGGAAATTACAAAAGTTTTTCAGCTTTAGTGGAAGAATCGCTTGAAAAAACAATATCTGAATATAACAAATATCAAAGTTTTAGAGATTATTTAAACATGAGGAAGCGCAATGAATAACCTTAGAAATCTACGAAAACAGAAAAATCGAACCATCATCGAGGTAGCTGAAGAAATAGGAGTGCCAAAGGTGACGGTTTTAAGTTGGGAACATGGAACCAGTCAAATTGGCATGGGTAAAGCCAAAAAACTAGCTGAATACCTTGGCGTTAGCGTTGGTTGTCTGTTAGGGCTTGATACACCAGCAAAGGACGGCATCTCAAAGCTCATCGATAAAATCAACCATTGGGCAGACAGCCGTGGATTAAAGCAAGCAGACCCTAAGATTCAGTGGATGCGTATCACGGAAGAAGTCGGAGAAATTCGGGATGTACTCTTGAAACCGACTAAATTTACAGAACCGCAAACAGCACTCAAGGACGCTATCGGTGACACGCTAGTAACGATTATCGTGCTAGCACATCAATTAGATCTTGATGTAACTGAGTGTCTAAGTATTGCATACGAAGAAATTAAGAATAGAAAGGGAAAAATGATTAATGGAACATTCGTCAAAGAAGAGGATTTATAACGACCTAGCTATTGCTACCGTGCTACTCATGGTATCACTAGCAATTAATATAACTACTGTCTTGCGAGTGGTTAATAGACCGGTGGAAGCTATTGTCGTGCATAAGGCTGATAACGCCACTGTATTGCATGGAAAAATCACCGGCAAGGAAATGGTCGGAAAACTCTACACGCTTGATTGTGGGGCTTACGGGAAATTCCTTGTAAGCAAGGAACAATACGACAGCGTGCAGGTTGGGGATGATATTCCCAGTTATTTGAAAGGACGGGGGCAATGATACCAAGATTTAGAGCGTGGGATAAAGAGTTTAAAGAGATGGTGCAAGTTGACGCACTGGTTTTCGAGGAACAAATTATCAAAGTAACTTACAAAAATGGAAATGTTGTAAAAGAAGACTTAAAAAATTATGTACTCATGCAATCCACAGGCCTCAAAGACAAGAATGGCAAGGAAATCTTTGAGGGGGATATTATTGATTCAACAGATGGTTTTATTACTGGGGTAGTTGAATTTAGAGAAGCTTTGGGGATGTTTATCAGTGATTTAGTAGAGTACAACAATTTTGAACGTTTATGCAACGTAGCCAGCTCAAGGAAAATTATCGGGAATATATGGGAACATCCAGAATTGGCAGAGGCGAGTTCATGAGCAAAACCTACAAATATTCCGGACTGACACCAGAATTATATCAACGGTTAGTCAGTGAACATGCGGAACTGAGAAAAGCGCATAAAAAAGGCTCTTATAAGCAGTTCTTTCAAGAGGTCAAGCAGTGCGATGAGTTACAGGCTCGCATCATTTATCAAGCATTCAACGCCGCAGTCGTTGAGCGTGCGAGGATATCACCAGCGACAGTCGACAGACTAGAAGGCATTATCTCCGATGAATTATTCAACGACCTTCAAGATTATCTGTCTACTAATTACACAAGAGGGAAAACCACTAAACCGGTTTTGGATAAAACCAATGCTGGACTGCCAGAGGGGCTGTTTAAACGGTTTCGTAAGGAAGTGGAAGAACTACGCAAGGGACATCCTAACAATCTAAATAACTACATTAGAGACGTCAAGGACTGCGACCAGAAAAACGCTAACAGGACCCAAAACGCCCTCAATCTGTGCTATGCGGGAAAAGCCGCACTAACACCTTTGAAAGCAATTCAAATGGAAGGGCTACTTTCAAGAGAGCTATTTAGTGAGATTATTGATTTCGTTTTCAATAACTATGAATGGGCCGAGAGGTTGGACAACGAAATTGATCGCATAACCCTAGAATATCGGACCAAAGGCAAGGTAGGGCGTGAGAAGACCACGGTCAGAAAAGCTCTATATAAAGCCTACATGTTAGGCGTGTAGCTAGAACGGTTTATGAGGGTTCGACTCCCTTGCTAGCTATTACCAGTAAATCTAAATATAGAATCGAGGAATCCTTTATTTTTTCATTCAAATCAAGCTGAAGCGTGACTGGTCGTGGATGCTACCAAAATCCAGTAAATAATAAGTTATAGAATCGAGGAACCTTTTTTATTTCGTTCACAAATCTAAAGCGTCCTTACTGGTGGCGTGATTCTTCAAGGCGTATGCCTGCAATTAGATATAGGTCAGAAATCTCCATAATTCACCTAATTAATTCTTGTATTATTTCAAAAAACGAAAGGGGAATATCCCCGATAATGATTTCACTATATCTGGCTGGAGTGGTTGTATAAGGGGTTCGATTCCTCTTGCCAGTCATTGTCTGTCAAAACACACTAAAAAATGGATATAGATTTTTAGTGGCTTGAACACTTTTCGACACTTTTTCAACACCGAGCAAGCTGACAGACATTGCTCAAACAAAACCCAGCAAATTTAAGAAAAAAGGATGTGAAAAAAGCCTCTTTCTTATTGATATCATTGCGTTACAAAAACAAAGCCAAAGATCTTGCTGGTGTCGATGGCTAGGAAGGAGGCGATAAAAAGCCCGAGAACAAATACACTTATCTTTTCATAAATCTCTTAATGTTTCTAGGGCTAAAATAAAAAAAGACCGACACGATGGCCGGCACTCTTTGAAAGTCAACACTACTATTATACCAGAGAGGGCAGAACAATGCTATTGCCGGAAATTGATGAGAAAGCAACTATCAGAGGTTGCAAGCGTAAACTTCGAGAATATCCAAGATGGCGAGAGATAGCACACGATAGCGCTGAGCAGAAGATTACACAAGAGTTTACTTTCATGCCAAGAGGTGGCAGTGGTGTAAGTAGACCAGTGGAAAATATCGCAGTTAGGCGTGTCGATGCTATGAACGAGCTAGAAGCCATAGAGCAAGCAGTTAGCGGGCTATACCGTCCAGACTATCGCAGAATACTGATAGAGAAATATCTGGCATACCCACCGAAACCAAACTGGCAAATCGCCCAAGCAATCGGATTCGAGAGAACGGCTTTTCAAGAGCTACTTAATAATGCTGTCCTAGCATTCGCTGAATTGTATAGAGATGGTAAATTAGTTGTAGAATGTTGAAATGACGGTATTTTGACGGATAATTCACGGTATCTTACAACTGTTTAAAGTGGTATTATTATATTATCGAAGAAAATCAGAGACAGCTCACTTTGTGGGTTGTCTTTTTCAGTATCAGAAAGGAGTTGATGGAAAATGGGATGACCGAGAAACAAATGAAGTTTGCCGATGAGTACATCATCAGCCTAAATGCTTCGCAAGCGTATAAGAAGGCTTATCCTAATATTAAGAACAATGATGTTGCGAAAGCTAACGGAAGCAGACTGCTTGCTAAAGCTAACATCAAGGCTTATATAGACGAGCAACTTGAAAAATTAAAATCAGAACGTGTTGCGGATCAACAAGAGGTCATGGAATTTCTCACTGCCGTAATGCGTGGTGAGATTGAAGAACCCTTACTTGTCCTGGATGGTGAGGGTATGCAGCGCATTGCTCAAGCTAAGCCGAATGTTGCCACCCGTCGAGCTGCGGCAGTTGATATCGGTAAACGTTACAGAATGTGGACAGATAAGGTCGAAGCCGATGTAACGCAAGATATCAATATTAATGTCGGTGAATGGAATGACGATTAATCTTGAAATCAATCCAAGCAGGGTGTTTAATCGACACATCTATGAACATTTGTTTGATTATGACACGTTTACTGAGGTACATTACGGCGGAGCGTCTAGCGGTAAGAGTCACGGGGTCTTCCAGAAGATTGTTCTCAAAGCTCTTAAAAAGTGGGATAAACCCCGTAAGATATTGATATTGCGTAAGGTAGGCTCTACGGTTCGTGACTCGGTGTTTGCGGACGTGCAAGCAGCCTTGTCTTACTTTGGTGTGCTTAATCTATGCAAGGTTAACATGAGCGCATTCCGCATTGAGTTACCAAACGGCGCTGAGTTGATTTTCAAAGGGATGGATAACCCAGAGAAAATCAAGTCAATCAAAGGCATTTCAGACGTAGTCATGGAAGAAGCGTCAGAGTTTACGCTTGATGATTACACGCAGCTAACACTTCGCTTGAGGGATAAGGCCCACAAACAGAAACAAATCTATTTGATGTTTAACCCAGTGTCTAAGGCTAACTGGGTATATAATGCGTTTTTCGTGAAGAACCCTAAAAATACAGTGGTTTATCAAACGACGTACAAGGATAATCGCTTTCTGGATGACTTGACCAAAGAGAACATCGAGGAGCTAGCAAACAGAAACGAAGCCTACTACAAAATTTATGCTTTGGGTGAGTTTGCCACCCTCGATAAGTTAGTATTTCCCAAGTACGAAAAGAGACTACTCAATAAGGACGAGCTTAAACAGCTACCGTCCTTTTTTGGTCTTGACTTTGGGTTTACAAACGACCCCACGGCATTCATGCACGTCAAAATAGACCGAGAGAATAAGCGGCTATATATCCTTGAAGAGTATGTCAAGAAGGGCTTGCTTAACAACCAGATAGCAGAAGCTATCACTAGCCTTGGCTATTCAAAAGAGGTGATTATGGCTGACTCAGCAGAACAGAAATCCATTGCTGAATTGCAAACACTGGGCTTGCGTCGAGCTATTCCAGTAGACAAGGGCAAAGGCTCGGTTCTACAAGGTATTCAGTTCTTGCAGCAATTTGACATCATCGTTGATGAAAGATGCGTCAAGACGATTGAGGAGCTTGAGAATTATACATGGCAGAAAGACAAGCATACAAACGAGTACATCAACAAGCCGTGTGATAGTTATAACCACTGTATCGACGCTATTAGGTACGCACTGCAAAACCTTATTTTCGTCAAGGATAGACAGGACGTAGACGCTAAGATAAGACGGGTTAACAAACTGATAAGGAGATAGAATGACGAACACAACACATAGTGCTGACGACATTTTACATGAAGGCCAGTACATTCCTAGATCATATCAATTCGAACGGGACATGGAGCCGACTAGTTTGCAGAAACGTGAAGACTTCCTTCGTTTCCCGAAAGAAGCTAATACACACTTTATGGCTCAGTCAGCGGATGACCTAGTGGACACGTTCCAAGGGCGTGAGAAGTTAGAGAAGATGGTAGCTCAGTTCCAAGACGGGCAGATAGACCGTTTGAATATCCTAGAGAGCTACTCAAACGGAAACAACTACACGATTCTAAATGGTCGTAAACGATTAGAACCAGAGAAAGCTGACTACCGTATTAGGCATGACCTGGGCGGACAAGCTAGCCGATTCTTTACGGGTTACACAGTGGGGCAGCCTATTTCAATCGGAGCTACTGACACTAACAGCGACTTGACGGCTATTGATGATTTCAACGCTTACAACGACATTGAAGCCCTTAACCGTGAGCTAGTCTATGACGCTTCACGTTTTGGGCGAGCATTTGAGCTGCATTATTACGACGAGTTTGGCAATCCTGCAGTGGTCTTGATTGACGCAAGGGAGATGTTCACAATCCGTAGCGCAGACGTCCGAAAGGATATCATTGCGGCTGTTCATTGTCCAGTGTACAACGGTGAAATGTTTGTAACGGTCTATACTGACAACAAGATTGTTAGCTATGACCCAAACTGGCAGGAAATCGAGCGCAAAGAAAACCCGTTCGGAATGGTGCCGGTGGTTGAATGGCAGAATAACCGAGAGCGTTCGGGAGACTGGGAGAAAGGTATTCCAATCATTGACGCTTACGACGCAGCAGAGTCGGACACGGCTAACTATATGTCAGACCTTAATGACGCCATGCTTGTTATCAAGGGTGATGTCGAAAGCACTGGCATGAACGCGTCTGACATCATGAAAATGAAACACGCTAACATGCTTGTTCTTGAAAGTGGTGTCGGACACAACGGGCAGCAAACGTCGTTAGATGCTGGCTATATCTATAAGCAATATGATGTCAGCGGTGTTGAAGCGTACAAATCACGCTTGATTAAAGACTTCTTCCGCATTGTCGGGCTGCCTAATTTGCAAGACGATTCGACTTTCTCAGCTACGTCTGGGATTGCTATTCGCTACAAGCTAGTTGACTTGCAGCAGGTTACAGCCGTGAAGCGTGGGTTCTTTGTCAAAGCGCTCAGACGACGCTATAAACTGCTTGAGTTGCTATCTAACAATCTCAAAGGTATCGAACCAGTGGACGCTGACATGCTGACATTCACGTTTCATGAGAATCTGCCAACGGATGTATGGGCTGAGATTCAATCAGCTATCAATTCGGGTATGGAAATCTCACAAGAAACGCTTATGGAATCAGCTAGCTTCACCGATGCACGCAAAGAAAAGAGCCGTTTGCTCAAAGAGGGCGGGGCTACTGATCTAGAAGTTAGTCAGATTGTAGGTGTTGAGGATGATGACGAATAATGAACGCTACAATGCTGAACGGAAAGCACAATCAGACCTAATTAAGCGTGACATAGAGCGTGACGAGGTCTTAAAAGAGCTCTATCAAGCGTCATATAACCGTATGCAAAGCCAAATAAACGGGTTTTACATGCGCTACGCTGACAAAGAGGGGCTAAGCCGTGCCGAAGCTATGAAGCGGGCTAGTGAGTTCGATGTTACTGAGTACAAAGACCGAGCTAGAAAGGCAGTAGTCGAGAAAGATTTCTCGCATGGCACTAATCAATGGCTAAGACTGTTTAACCTCAAAATGAAAGTCAGCCGCTTGGAGCTACTCAAAGCAGAATTAAGACTTGAAATAGCTAGTCTTATATCAGACGTTAACGAAGTCTTCGACGAAGCGCGTGAGAGTGAATTTTTAGCTGAATTTAAGCGCCAAGCGGGCATCTTGGGCAATTCTGCTGTCAACGCAGTAAGTCACATGAGAGCGATTTTAGACGCTGATTTCTATGGACAGAATTTTAGTCGTAGAGTTTGGGGCAGGAACGGACTTCACGCAAGCATGCAGAAGGATGTGTTTAGCTCGTTAGCACGTATCTTCACCGATATGGACGGTTTTAAGCAGGAACGGCAGCGATTAGCTAAGAAATATAACACAAGTCAGTCCAATGCCCAACGGCTACTCAAGACCGAAATAGCTCGCATTAATGCTGATACAGAATTGATGATGTTGAAGGAGAATGACTTCACGCATTTAATTTATGTCGCTGAAAGTGGGGCTTGCGATATCTGTAAGCCTTTGGATAGAAAAGCCATACCGATTAACAAGGCAGAAAAGGGGGTTAACATGTACCCAATGCACCCTAACTGTCGCTGTTCAGCGTATGGACATATCAAAATGGAATACAAAGCCGGTGGCAGCACGCTTGATGAAGAAGCTGTTAACGGCGTGTGGGGTGAATAACCTCTTGTCCAGACCGTGCTGAGGACGTTAAAAGCTGCATGAGTTCGTCGAGGTTGGACGTTAAAGCGTAAAGAAAGGAGCCTATCATGGCAGAAAAAGAACTTGAAACAGTTGAGAATCCTCAAGAGGTTGAAGCTAGCCAACCAGAAAAAGAGGAGAAGATGGTGTCAGTTGCTGAGATGCAGCGTAGACTCAAACAGATGGAAGAAAAACATACTCTTGAAATTGCTGATATGCAAACCGGTATTCAAGCTCAAATTGAGGAAGCCGTTGCTAAAGCAAAAATGAGCGAGGAAGAACTTCAAGAGCTGCAACAGAAACAGCGGGATAAAGAATTCGAAGAAGCCCAGAGCACAATTGCAGCACTTCAAGCTCAAATTGCTCAACGTCAAATGCAGGATATCGCTATTAAAGAGCTCGAAGCTCAAGGCGTTCCTGTCAACGAGTCAACGCTTGCTTTCGTTGTTAAAGGCGACGAAGAAGCTACCAGGTTAGCTGTTTCAAATATGGCTAACATCCTAAACTTGCAGAAACGAGAAGAAGCCAAAGCTCTACCACCTCGCACTAGCGGTGGAGAGGAAGGGCGTTCTCATCGTGGAAAAGACAAGTTTGACAAAGCCAAAATCACTAATTTCTAAATAAAGAAAGGAGAGCGCATGGCTCAACAAAAATTTAATCCAGACACAGTCCTATTGTCTGATTCTCTTGGGAAAGAGGTCACATCAGAACAAATCACTGATCTATTCACTGACGAACTCGTTAAAACTTCAAAAGTTATTCAGCTTGGCCAAAAAGTTGAAATGAACGGCAAAATGGTCCGCAAAGGTGTTGAAGTTGGTCAATTGACAGACGCTTATTTTGTGGGTGAAGGTCAAAAAATTGGTACTGCAAAAGTACAAACTAAATCTTACGTTCTTGAATCTCGCAAATTGGCGGTTATCTTGCCAGTGACAGAAGAAGTCCTCAACTACACTTGGACTGACTTCTTCGAATCAATCAAGGATAAGATTGTTGACTTGTTTAACAAAAAAATCGACGGGGCAGCATTCCTCGGTTTGTATAACAACCCATTCGGTGCCAACGTTTTGGCGTCTGCTAAACGTGCTCAAAACATCGTATCTGGGGACATCAACCTCAATAACATCTACGATGTTGAGGATAAATCAGAAAAAGAACCTAACGCATTCGTGGGGCACCGCACAATCAACCGTACACTCCGTGGAATTGTGGACAACGTAAACGGTGGTCAACACATCTTCACTAAACCAGCTAACCCTAACGCAATCGGTGAGCTTGATGGCCTTCCATATTCTCAACTTCAATTGCAAGATGGGCAAACTTACCCAGCAGGTACATTGATCACTGGTAACTTCAATGGTTTGGTTTATGGTATTCCAAACGGTACTAACTTGCGTCTTAAAATCGCAGACCAAGCTACTTTGTCTAAAATTCAAAACGATGGCACACTTGATTCTGGGGACGTTCACTTGTTTGAACAAGACATGCAAGCACTTCGTGCAATCTTTGAAATTGCCGTAGCAATTCCAAACGACGAAGCATTTGCAGCGATCCAACCAGTAGGAGTCTAGTCAGGAGGTTTAAATGACCTATAAAGCTAAGATTACATTCCGTGATTTGCAAGATAACGAGTATATCTATCAAGTCGGGGAAGTTTACCCACGAGAAGGCTATGAGCCATCTAAAGAGCGTGTGGCAGAAGTTCTTGAAAAGGGTGGTATCGAACAAGTCGAGTCGTCAAAAGAGCTTACAGTCAAGGAGCTCAAAGCAAAACTTGATGAAGCTGGTGTCGAGTACGATGCCAAAGCAAAGAAAGCAGATTTAGAAGAACTTCTAAAGGCTGCGGAGGGGGTCTAAAATGAACGATATCCAACTTGAAAAGATTAAGCGTCGGTTGGGTATCGACGTTGAAGACGATCTTGAGGATGAATTGATTGAAGACTTAGTCAACGACGCTGAGAGCTATTTCAAAGCATTAATCGGAACAACCGAGATTGACAAGAAATATCATTTCATCATCGAGAATGTTGTTTACAAGCTCTATGGTCGTAAGGGGTCAGAAGGTGTCAAAACCGAAAACGTAGACGGCTATTCAGTCACCTACGAGGATTGGGACGACATGTTCAAGCCTTACAGAAAGATTCTGGATAAAGATTTTGGCCTAGATGGCTCGTTAGCTCGAAAAGGTAAGGTGAAGTTTTTATGAAAACACCACACCGCATTAAGCTAGTGAAGCAAGGTGTTTCGACTTACAACCCAATCACTGATAAGCACGAAGAAAAGGCACAGTCTAGCAAGATTGTGCCTTGTTTGGTTAACTTCATTGACCAACAGCGTGCATTTGAAGCCTATGGGAGTAGGTCCGACGTGGTCATGATATGCCGATTCAGTAAAGAGCAGAAGCAGTTTGACTACGCTCTTTATGGGGGTAAGAAGTATTATCCTATCGAACGCATTGACGCACCGATAAAAGGGGCAATCCGATTGAAAAGAGGTGAGCTAAATGGCTAATTTCACAATCGAGTGGAGAGGTGACACAGTTCTCGCTGCTGCTTTGAACAAGGCAAGTCAAGGAGTTAGAACACAAGCTCAAAACGCTCTTAAAAACTCAGCTGAGAAGGGCAAGAGTATTTCAAAAGGTCTTGCGCCAGTTGATACCGGCTTCTTGAGAGCTAATATCACCACTAGGCATTTAGGCGAAGAATCGCACATCCATTCAGCCGCCTCTTATAGTGGATTCCAAGAGTTTGGCACACGCTATCAGCCTGGTAAGCCGTTTATGCGTCCTATGATGCACCAAATCGAGCCTTACTTCACAGAACAAATCCGTAAAGTTATGGAAGGAGCCTTTAAATGACACCTAGCCACGACTTATTCAGAAATCTATTCGCTATTGCTAGTGAGAAACTGGCAACTTACGACTACTTACCCGATTCATCCGCAAGCTATCCTTTCGCTTTCATTGGTGAGAATAGCTCAGCACCTACACTCAATAACGACAATTTTGGAACGATAAGACAAACCGTCCATATCTACGGGACTAGAGTGCAGCGTGCAGAGCTAGACACTCACTGCCAAGCATTAGAGCAAGCTAGCGAACGAATCAAAGGGTTTGAATACAACTTATTGAAAACTGGTACAGACAAGCAAGTTTTACCAGATAATACAGACGTCCAGCCATTGATTCACATTGTGCTGGATTTTTCATTTACTTATATCAAAAAGGAGGAATAAATGACAGAACTTATTTTGGGGAAAGACCTCATGGTTTTCTTCCGTCGTGTCAAAGACCAAAAAACACAAGACGCTGCTAAAGTACGTTTCCAAACAGAACACACTATCAATGCTGAAAAAGAGGTCGAAGCCACCAAAACCAAAGACGGCGTAGTCAACTCTATTTCAGACGGTGAAGTGTCTGGAGAATTCGTATCACTTGCGTATCGTGAAGATGGCACTACTGTTGAAATGTGGCGTGAAATGCAGAAATGGTTCTTTGCAGGCGACAAAGTAGAGTGCTGGCAAGTTGACCTTGCTTCTAAACGCATGTCTGGGGGCAAAGAAGTCTATAACGTTGAATACTACCAAGGCTACCTTAAGAATTTTGAAACTTCAGCACCCGCTGACGACAAAGTTGAGCTTTCTTATGAAATGGCTATTGATGGCAACGGTATTATTTCAACCGACAGCTTGACAGACGCTCAGAAAAAAGCAGTTGCAAGTGCTCAATACGACTACCACACTCTTGCTAAAGAAGACGGCCTAGTTTCATCTATCTAGTCTAACTGCAGGGGCTTTGTGCCCTTGCTTTTTTTGTATAAAGGAGAAATAAAACATGATTCTATCTATCAACGGACGAGACTTTAATTTGATTTTCGGACTTGCATTTTTGCGTGAAATCAACAAATTGCACTCAGCAGAACTTGAGGGCATGAAGACTGGTTACGGTGCCATGACATTGATTTCAGCCGGCGTCGCTATCAACGACCCTCTTGCATTCGTGGATATCATCAAAGCTGGTACGATTACAGCCCCACAAAAACCAAGTGACGCTGACATTGAAGCCTATCTTGCTGATTTGATTGACAAAGGTAAATACAAAGAGACGATTGAGTCAATTATCGACGAGTTAAAAGCGTCATCCCTACTCAAACTCGCAATGAACGTTCAAGAGTAGGGCAAAGTCAACCAGATTATGATTTCAGCTATGACGACGCAATGGCTCTATTGATTGCAAGACACGGCATGAGCTATGTAGAAGCTGCTAGGACGACACTTGTCGAATTCGAGGTTTACAATACCGCTTACGCAATCAAACAAGAGGACGCCCGCTTTAACGCAGCGATTCAAGCGTGGTATAACCAGACCGTGCAAGCTACCAAGGGCAAAGGCAAGAGCGTTCGCTCAGCTTACAGGACCTTTAATGAGTTTTATGACCATGAAAAAGAGTTCAGCAAGATATTTAAGCCCGAGGACACTGCGCCTATAAGTCGAGCGCTCTCGTTAGCTGATAAGAATAGAATCATCAATCAACAGAAAGAAAGGGGGTAGTTAATGGGAGCATCTTTTGACGTTACGGCCATACTTCGTGCCAATTCAAGTGACTTCACCAACGGCGTCAACGCTGCCAAGTCTGCCCTTGCTGATTTGAGAAATCAGTCTGGGGGCATGCTTGCTCAAGTTGGTAGCAGTTTGAAGTCAGTCGGTAGCGCCATGCAGTCAGTCGGAGCTGGGATGACTACAGCTTTCACACTGCCAATGGTCGGAGGGTTAACTGCCGTAATCAAAGGCTATGCAGACCTTGAGCAATCTTTGGGCGGTGTTTCTACGCTATTCAAACAGAATGGTTCAAGCGTCAACACCCTTGCTAGAGACTACGGCATGACCAGACAGCAAGCCCAAGCGCTCTATAACACAATGGATCGTGAGGGAACCAACGTCATTGAGAATGCCAATCGAGCCTATAGGACAGCTGGTGTGTCTGCTAACCGATACATGGAGCAGGTAACGTCGTTCTCAGCTACCTTGCTACAAGGTCTAGGCGGGGACACTGCCAAGGCTGCGAAATACGGGGATAAAGCCCTTGTCCAAATGTCAGATAATGCGAATAAATTCGGTACTAACATGACCGACATTCAAAACGCTTATCAAGGTTTCGCAAAAGATAACTATTCCATGCTGGATAACTTGAAACTTGGTTATGGCGGTACCATGTCCGAAATGGCTCGTTTGGTCAATGAGTCTGGTGTCTTGAATGGTGAATTTGAAGCCACGGCTGATAATATCCGTGATATCCCATTTCATACCTTGATTGATGCCATCGGTATTACTCAAGATAGGCTTGGAGTAACCGGAACAACTGCCAAAGAAGCGAGTACAACCGTTTCGGGTTCGTTTAATTCCATGAAAGCAGCCGCTGAGAACTTAGTGGCCGGTCTTGGTAATAACGAAGCTAATATCAAGCAGCTAATGGAAAACATGAAGCAGACTGTCATCACATTTAAAGACAATGTGGTGCGTGTTCTAGGGACTATCTGGGACAATCTGCCAGTGGATGGCTGGGTAAAATGGGCAGCGCTTATCGTTGGAGCAGCGGGGCCTATTATCACAGTGCTTGGGACTTTAATCATTTGGGTTGGGAACGTCGTTTCTGCACTAAGCACAATTGGTGGTGCTATCAGCTCGCTTGCTGGGTTCTTCTCAAGTGGTACCGCAGCAGTAGAAGGCTTTTCAATGGCTTTCGAAGGTGGTGAAGCCATGATGGTTTCATTTGGTAGTGCTGCCAGTGGTGTTTCTGCTGCTGCCCTTGCTGCGTTCGCTGGGATTGCGTTAGCAGTCGGGATGGTAGTAGCTGCGCTCGTTGATTTGTGGAACCATAATGAGAATTTCCGTTCGCAAGTCATTGCAATTTGGGAAACTATCAAGAGTGCGATCACTAACGCTGTTCAAGCCATTGTGTCGTTTGTTATGTCAATATGGGGTCAGTTGACTTCCTTCTGGAACGAAAACCACGCCTTAATTATGCAGACGGCGACGACTTACTGGAATATGTTCAAGGGCATGATCGAAAACGTCATGAACGCAATTCTTCCAGTGGTTCAAACTGGATTGAATTTGCTGATTACACTGTTCTCAACAAGCTGGCAAATGATTACCACAGTTATTTCAACAGTCATTGAAGTCATCCTCAACATCATCAAAATGGGGATGCAGATTTTGCAAGGTGACTGGTCTGGAGCGTGGGAAACACTCAAAACTATCTTGTCTACTGTTTGGGAGGGTATCAAATCCCTTGTTTCAATCGGTATCAATGCTATTGGTCCGATTATCCAAGCGGGTATCCAGTTCATTCTCGCAATCTGGAACGCAGCATGGGCATTGTTAGCTATTCCATTCCAAACGCTTTGGGCATTGCTTCAACAAATCGCTGGCGGAGCTATGACTGCCATTAGCGGTGTGATTAGTGCCGGGATTGCCGTGATTCAATCCATTTGGTCAGCAGCATGGACAGTTATCCAGACAGTGTTCTCAACCGTTTGGAACACAATCATGTCTATTCTGTCACCTATCATGGCCGGTATTTCAAGCATCATTTCAAGTACCTTGTCAGCTATTCAAGCGATTTGGACCGCTATCTGGACGGGTATTCAAGCTGTTTTAGCTGGTGTATTAGCTGCTATCGTCGGATTGGTTACTGGTAACTTCTCGCAAGTTCAAGCGGCTATTTCGTCAATCATGTCAGCTATTCAAGCCACTATCAGTGCGATTTGGAACGCCATCCTGTCGCTTATCAGCAGTGTACTAAGTGCGATTGCTAGCACTGTATCAAGTACATGGGCATCTATCCAGTCAATCGTTTCAAGTGCTATGAGTTCCGTTCAGAGCATTATCAGCTCAGCTTGGAGTGCTGTTAGATCAGCGGTAAGCAGCGCCATGAGCTCAATTCAGTCAGCTATCACTAGCGGATTTAGTGCCGTGGTATCAGCGGTAACAAGTGCCGGTCAGCGTATCATTTCAGCGGTCCGCTCAGCGTTCAGCGGTGCACTTAGTGCAGCCCGTGGATTCGTTGGACAAGCTGCAAGCGTCGGTTCTCAATTGATTAGCGGTTTCGTTAGCGGGGTTACATCCGCAGCCGGCAAGCTGATTTCGGCAGTTAAAGGCGCGGTAAGTAATGCGATTAATGGAGCTAAAGCCTTGCTTGGTATCAAATCACCATCCCGTGTGTTCCGTCAATTCGGTATCTACACGGATAAAGGTTTCATCATCGGTATCGACAGTAAAGCGGATCAAGTAGCCCGTTCAATGCGCTATATGGCCCAAGGTGCTATCGACGCATTCACTGGTCAAGATATCAACGGAGCTATCACTGATGAGCTTGGTAGCATGGACGGCCAGTTAGGTCGATTAGCAGGGTATGATCCATCTGTTTCATTCAACGGCGGCAAGATGTCAGTTACTCAACAAGCAGCGGACATCGTGCTTAAAATGGGTGATACAACTTACAGAGCATTTACTGAGGACATCACTAACGCTCAATCAATGGAATTAATGCTTGATAACTATTAAGAGAGAAAAGAGGTTTTAGCTAATGTATGATTATGCTTCATTGAAGCGCACGGAATCAACGGTGCTGCAAAGAGCGCCAGTTGATAACATGCGTATCAACGGAACACCAATTGAAGATATCATCCAAGGGTATCGACAACTTACAGTTAAGGGGCGTTCGTTGCTTAACCGTGAAATTTCAACCACTCGAGTTCCTGGGCACCGTGGTGTTTGGGTGGACAGTGTCAACGATTCAGAGCGTGAGATTGAAGTTAAGTATCAGTTAACTACGGTTACTAGCCAAGTCATGAGGACCTCTTTCCGAGAGCTTAACCGCATTTTGAGAGAGGTAGGGCCTAGCGGTTATCTTGAAGTAACTTTTGATGATGAGCCGGATTTCACTTACTACGCAATATTCAAGGAAGCGGACGAAGTCGAGGAAGATAGGCTTTCAGTCATTAGCAGTTTCGTTTTGCTAGTGCCAGACGGCTATAAAAAACGGGTTCCAGAGCGTTCTAACGGTGTTGTTTATCTAACTTACGCTAAGCAGGTAATACCCGAGAAGATTGTAGCCGTGACATCGGCAGCGTCAACAGAATTTGAAATCATCAACGGCCAAACCAAGTTATCGTTTAAGGGTAGCTATGCAGCTAATAAGGAAATCGTCATTAAATTTGGCACCGAAGAAGTGACTGCTACTTATGATGGTCGTAATATCCTAAGTGAATTACAGCGATTTAGCCCACTTGAGCAGTTTTTTGTCAAAGACGGGGACCGATTGAGCGGAAAAAACGTGGTGATTCGTGAAGTTCAGTGGAGGGATGAAAGTATATGATCTATTTATTCGATAAGGACGAAAAACTTATCAAGATTATTCGCAAGCCTGCAATTAAGACGGCATTGCAAAAATTCAGTCTTACCACTGAAAACTACATTTCAGACCGCTTGACCGTTGAAATGAAAGCCTTGAAGGATGATGAACTGGCAAAACTGGAATACATGGCTATTCAGTCAATCGACGATACGCATAAATTCCATTACTTCTACATTGCCCAAGGCAATACCAAAGGGGATATCACAACGCTTGTCGGTGTTCAATCCGGTATTGAGGAGCTACGCAAGACAGTTGTTTACGACAAACGCCCAACAGACCAACGTGCTAGACCAGTCATCGAATGGCTTTTAACTGGCACAAACTGGTCCCCTCGCTTCGTTGCTGAAACAAACCCAAAGAGCACTAATTTCTATTACATTTCCACATTTGATGCACTGAAAAAAGTGTGCAAAGTGTGGGGCTTAGAAATGCAGTTCTTTGTTGAAATGAACGGCGCTCAGATTGGCGCTAGATACATTGATTTCAAGCGCAAAATAGGTGAAGCAGTCGGTAAGCGTGTAGTTTATGGGCATAACGCCCTTGAAATTCTGCAAGAGGTTGAGAAGACAAACCTATACACTGCCTTGGTAGGGCGTGGAAAAGGGGAACAAGTCAGTTCAGCGGAAGATACTGGAAAAGATGCTGACGGTTACGGACGCAAAATCAACTTCGAGGAAGTTGTCTGGTCGAAAGCCAAAGGGGACCCACTAGACAAGCCCCTCGGTCAGAAGTATCTTGAAATTCCAGAAATGACCGCTAAATATGGCATTAAGCAACCAGACGGCAAGATGCGCCCTAAGATTGGTTTTGTCGAATTTAGTGAGGAAGAGGATAAGAACGAGCTTATCAAACAGACTTATGATGCTTTGATTGAGTCTTCAAGACCTAAACTAACACTTAAAACGTCAACAGTGTATCTCAAGGGTGTTCAAATTGGCGACACTATCCGAGTAGCCCGACATGACAGACACCTTGATTACGATACACGCATCTTTGAGATCACGTTCAATCGCTTAAACAACGAATCTAGCGACATCAAGCTAGGGGACCGAGTTAGCGAAAGCAACGACGCAAAGGTACAGAGTACCGTCAACAAAGCTCTTGATGAGTTTAAAGCTGGTGAGTTTACTGAGTTTGTCAAAAAGTTGCCAGAGTTTATCCCGTCAGCTAATGGTTTTAACCATAACTGGTACACAAGCACTGATCCAACAGAATCTCACCCTGGACAAGTCCTAATCAATGATTCTTGGTACAAACCAGACCCAGAACATGAGGGACACACTATCATGTATCGCTGGACTGGGGAAATGTGGCAAGAGGTACTGAGAACATGGGACGGCACGGGGCTTCAAGACAAAATCAAGAAAGAATTCGAGAAAGTCGCAGCCGACATGGCTAAACAGCAATCAGAACACGACAGAGTGGTTGCTGAAATCACAGCCAAGGCCACTAATGCGGAAACATTAGCCAGTTCAGCTAAATCAACCGCAGAGGACGCTTTTAACCGTCTGAATGATGTTAAGAGCGAAGCTATCGCAGAAGCTCGTTACTTGGACACAGTCGAGCGTGCAGAGACAGAGAAGAAGATTGCTGCATCTAAAAAAGACGCACTTTCAGAAGCTGTCAAACTGGTCGATAACGCTAAAAGTACGCTAAACACGGACTTATCAGAGACTGAAAAGAGAGTTGAAGCTCTAAAGGGTTCTATTGGTACATTGTCAAATGACACGTCAGTACAGTTTGCCAAGATCAATAACGCCTTGATTTCAGTAGCTAGCAAGCAAGACGTTGATAAGGTCAGTCAGCGCGTGTCTAATGCTGAGACGGTTTTGACACAGCAAGCAGGGCAGATTTCAGCCAAGGCTAGCAAAGAGGATGTCAACGCTGTTTCTGGGCGTTTAAACAAAGCTGAGAGTTCTTTGACGGTGCAGGCTGGGCAAATCAGCCAGAAAGCCAACAAGCAGGACGTAGACACGCTGACAGGACGTGTGAATCGAGCTGAAACATCAATCACTCAACAAGCGGACATGATTGCATCCAAAGCTAATAAGCAAGAACTTGACAATGTCAATAATCGAGTGTTGAACGCTGAAAGTCGTATCACTCAACAAGCTAACGAGATTAGCCAACGAGTGAAGACAAGCGATTTTAACAATGCTACTCAGAGACTTGCGACGGCTGAGAGCTCAATTACTCAACTAGGCAATAAAATTACTACTGAGATTAGTAGAGTGGACAGCAAGATTCCAACTGATTTCGGAAGTCGTAACTTGATTTTGAAATCAGCAGATTTTGAGAATCTACACCGACAGCCCGGAGGAGGTGGGAATACTACTACTGACGGGCAAGCATTCCTAATCAAGTCTCACAGCTATTCAAATGATGTTTATGGTGGTATCTCATGGAATATGGCTATCCCAGAAATCAAAGCCGGCGAAACATTCTCGCTCTTGGTTCCGGTTTACATTGACAGCGGGGTAGACATTGACCGTGGCGCTATGATTATCATTAAAAATCATAAAAACAATGACAATCTAGTTGCTTACAATATCCCAACAGACCTCAAAAATGAGTGGTTTGACGTTAAGCTTATTTTCACTGCCGGCAGGGGCATCACACTCGGTGAATGGCCATTCTATATTACAGTTATTAGAAACGGCTATTTGAAAATCAAACCACCTATGTTAGTTAGAGGGACACTCATTCCCTTGCAGCATACAGTAGCACCAGAGGATGTCGAAGCTGAAATAAGCACGGTTAAAACGACGATTACACAAACCGAGCAGGGTGTCAGTCAGTTATCTCAGAAACAATCTGAAACAGATAGCCGTATCACTAACGCTGAAACTACGGTCAATCACTTGGTCGATGAAGTTTCGTCAAAAGTGTCTAAGACTGATTTTGACAAACTCTCTAAGAGTGTAGCGGCTAATAGTACCGCAATCACTCAGACTGATAACAAAATTAGTTTGAAAGCAGACCGGACAGAAGTCCAAACCGCTAAAGCTACGGCTGACAGTGCAGTGTCTAAAGGCCAAGAATTAGAGCGTAAAATCAACCAGACTAATGCAGAGTTACGTGTTACAGCGGATTCTATCGCCCAAAAGGTTTCAAGAGTTGATTTTGACAACCTTGGGAATAAAGTCACAAACGCTGAAACGCAAATCAGCACGTTAGCTGGCAAGATTGAAACTAAAATCTCTAGGGTTGACCTAGACAGTGCTATTGATAGCAAAGGCTTTTTGAAAGAGTCTGACGTCAACAGATTGGTCGATAACAAAGGTTTTGCGACGGCTACGGCTGTAACAAACCTTATCCAACAATCAGAACAAGGGACAACGCAGCTTATTAGCGAGGTCAAGAAACAGATTCCGTCGATTGACACGCTTTCTGTTGGTGGTGAGAACTTGATCCGTAACTCAGCTTTTCCGGACAGCCTGGACGGCTGGGGCTATTGGGAAGCATCGCAGCCTAACTCGAATTTATCTGTGTCAAGTCATTCATTCTATTACAACGGTTCTAAGCCGTTGTTTTTGCTTTCAACAACAACAACAACAACAACGCCTAGCGCTACGATGAGATTTCCAGTGAAACGAAATACCACTTATTCCCTTAATGTTTCGATTTCGGCAGGCGGTAACCTAAAGGGGATGGATATCTATTTTCTTGGGCGCAAGTCAAACGAAACTAAAACATTTAGCAAAGTAGTTAACATCAAGCATTTCGATGGTTCGCCATCCACAAGCGGTGTTAAGAAATTTCACTTCACTTTTAACTCCGGCGACTGCGATGAAGGCTTTATCCGTATCGATAATACTGGTACTACCAACGGCAGTCAGTCATTGCTATTCTTCACCGAGCTTGATTGTTACGAGGGAACTATGGACCGCGCTTGGCAACCATCGCCAAAAGATGCAAGTCAAGAGGTGACAGTCAAGTTCAACGAAATCAAGTCAACCGTTGACAGTTTCAGCCGTACCATTGGCGAACATGGGCAGTCTATTTCTCAGATTATCCAAGATGCCAAAGGTACGGTTTGGAAGGTGGAGAACCTAGAGGATAAGTGGGCGTTTAATCTCGGTGTCACTAACAAGCAACTAGACAAGCTAGACACCGGGCTTGAAGCTACCAAGTCCGAAATGTCCCAGATTGCTGGTTCATGGGCTGTCAAGAACCTAACAAGGTCGGGGGATGTACTCAACCAAATCAATCTTAACAAAGACGGCTCGGTTAAAATCGACGGTAAACTGGTTCAAATCACTGGTTCTACTTACATCGAAGATGGTGTCATTAGCTCGGCTAAAATTGGAGAATTATCAGCAAGTAAAATCACTAGCGGGCGCTTAAACGCTTCACTGGTTGATGTTGTCAATCTAAACGCTTCAAGCGTTACTAGTGGCACGTTTACTGGTCTTAATTATCGAGGCGGACGGATTGAATCGTTAAACGGTTCAATGTTTTTCGATTTGAATAGCAACTATCTTCAAATGGGAGCAGATACCGCTTCAATCAGACGTGTTCAGCCCGGATATCCTGCGCAGTTTATCCGATACGAGACAAGCATCGACCAAGGCAACTATCGTTCCAAAACTATTATCGGTTCTAACCGAGAAGGGACGGACGCTTACAATGCTACGACGTTTTCTGGTGTTGTGATCCAAAACAACACTAACAACGATATCGATACATTGCATCTCTATGGTGATAGAACATACTTTAGACATACGTTTACTAACGATGGATGGGATTTAGATGCGGTAACGCAACGACTTCGTCCGGGCATGATGGAAAAAGATTCACAGATTTGGTCAGTCCAGTTTGCGACGCCGAAAAACGGGAAAGATTTTAGCACTGGAGCAATCAATATCACAGAGTCTCTTGCAGCGGTTTGGCGAATGTTCAAACACTTCGAAGGAAATATCAAAATGCCAAACGAGCTTAAAACACTCATTCAGCATGGTTACAATAACTACGGCATCCACATGCCAGTGTTGTAAAAGGAGAATTTATGAACGAACAAATTTACACTTCAATGATTCAAGATATCGCAAGTCAGAACGCTAATTTGACGATTGAAAAAGCTGAGTTTAAGGCTCGCTTGCGGGCAACTGTTAGCGAACTTGAGCAAGCTAAATCACAACTAGAGCGTTATCAAAATGTACTAGCATCTGATTCAGACCTTAACGACCTCTTTAATGAGGTAGCACAGAAAGGAGTGACGGATGAACAAATCTAATTTCAGTGTCACATCAAGTTATCTGACCAACCCGACAACAACAAGGATTGCTATCCAGTCCAAAGATGGCTCGACGTGGTTGACCCGTGATGTTCCCGGCGACCACACTAACAAGACGGATGAAGCTAAAATCCAGCTTATTCTGGATATCTTAGCGACTGAGTTGGACCCTGCGGGAGCATTGGCACGCTATCAAGCCAAGTCAGAGGAATCGATTAAAGACCTCGACAGCCGCTTGAATTTAGCTGAGAAAGTCGCTGAACAAGGCGAGTTAACTCGTAAAATTGCTAACGTGTCCATTCTCAATGCGGTAATGAGCCAAAACATCCAGTACGGCACAATCTACAAGCAATATCTGGAATTGTTGCCAGTCGCTAAAAAAGGCGATGCATTCAACGCTGGTGACATCTTCGCTATCGAAGCCCCGGACCACGAAGAAGTGGACGGAGAAGGCAAATTGGTACTTATCCAAGTTAACGGCTCTTTCACTTACGATAATCAACCGTTCGCTGATTTTGCAAAGGGTGGCAAGTTAGAAAATAACGGGGTTGCTACAGCATGGCTATTCAAACCGAAGGAGAATTGATGGTACAGAAACCAGACGGTATTTTTGGGGTTTTCGATGTGGTCAGAGACTTCTATGCACACGGTATCGATGAGCATTTATGGGTGTTTCTGCTAATGATTATCATTTTTAGCGACATCATTATCGGTGTGTCGAGGGCTTGGGCCGCTCATGAGTTTTCAAGCTCTAAATTTCGTAAAGGGCTAGTCAGCCATACCGCCATGATTACATTTGTAGCCATCTTTTATCCGTTTGCGGTCTTCATGAATCTGGGCGGTGTCCTAGATACATTTATCTTTGCAATGATTGCAGCCTACGGCTCTAGTATTTTGGCTAGCTTATCAGCATTAGGGGTTGAAATCCCTTTTATCGACAAATACGTTAAGAGAAATATTGATAAAGAGAAGTTTTTTCTTAACTCAGAAGAAGAAAAGGAGAATACAGACAATGATTAATTTGAAATTACGACTTAAAAATAAAGTAACGCTAGCAGCTCTTATCTCAGCAGTTTTTATTATGCTGAGACAATTTGGTCTTGAGATTCCACACAACATTCAAGAAGGTGTCAATACTCTATTGATGATCTTGGTTCTACTCGGTATCGTTGTTGACCCTACGACCAAGGGTGTGGCAGACAGTGAACAAGCATTGAACTACAACGAACCTCGTGAGGACTAGCTATGGCTAAACTCATGACCTCTATCAATCAATTAGAAGGCGGTGACATTCTCAAGAGTGGGGATGTTACTTCCTTGTTTGGTTTTGAAATTCTAGGGGCTGATGGCAAGCGTATGGAGCTATCCGGTACTGGTAAGCTCTCGCTATCAAACAACGAAACCGTAGCACTCTATCAAGATGTAACCGTAGAGAACGGACATTTTACGTTTGTCATGGGTGATGTCGTAGAGCCTGGCACTTACTACCTTGAAATTAAATTAGGTGGGCATATTTTCCCATCTAACAATTTTAAGGTCAAAGTTAAGAGCTCACTGAATGCGGACAGTGCTATTCCATCGGACAAGAGCCCTAAATTAAAACTACTAGCGGATGAATTGCGAGAATCTGGGTTAATCAGTGGTGGCACTGATACGACGGAAGACCTCGTAAATGCCTACAATCTAGCTAAAATTTGAAAGGAATAACTAAATGAGTAAATTACACGATTTTGCCCAAGCTGTTGGTGCAGACATTAAGGAAATTAAAACTAGCCTAGCAGGCAAGGCTGATAAGGGTTTGGAAGGTGTTACCGAAGAACGTTTGACGCAAGCTCTCACACAAGTTAAGACTGACATCATTGGTGGAGCTCCCGAAAACCTTAACACACTCAAGGAAATTGCTGATAACATCGAAGCAGCTGGTGGCAATACCGGCAGTGGTATTATTACGAAAATGACTGAATTGGGTGGCCGTCTCGATACCATTGAGCAAGAAGACCTTGTAAGTGTATATAATTCTGCTAAAAACGCCCTCTAAGGAGGTTGATTTATGAGCAATTTAAGCAAGGCTATTGAAGCCATCGGGCATGATATTGGTGAAATTAAAGGGAAACAATCTTCATCGTTGACTATCAATCAAGCGTATGGGTTATTTCCAACATATAATAACTTTTTCCAACAGGTTGTAGAGCAAAACAAATGGGCGGAAGACCCGCTTGTAACAAAATCTCAACTACCTACAAAAGATATTAAAGAAGTTCAATCTGGTGTTATCGAAAACAAATACGAATTGCTAAACCCCTCGAATGGTGAACGATTTATCAGTCCTATTAGTTATTGGTATCCTGACTTCCATAAGACAACGTCTAAATGGAACCAAGCAATTACCATGTCTGACAAACTCGGATTTGTTATTATTAACCCTAATAGCGGACCCGGCGACCAAAAAGACGATATGTATGTTCAACAAGCTATTCGTGCTAAAGCTGTAGGGGCCACTGTACTTGCATACGTAGCAACTGGATATGGTAAGGTTGAGATTGACTCTATTATCAGTCAAATCAAACAATATCAAGAGTGGTACACAATCGAAGGCGTATTCCTAGACGAGACAATTAACGGGTTTTCTGAACAAGCTGATCTAATACCTAAATATATCGAAATGCACAAACGTATTAAAGATACATACGGAAAAGACTTTATTGTTGTGGCTAATCCCGGTTCAAACGTTATTGAGTCTTTGTTAGACTCTGCTGACGTCTTTATGAACTTCGAATCCGCTGCTGAAAAATATATTGATGGTTCTCGTGAAGTGACACCTTCATATTGTTTATCACAACCTTATAACAAGTTCTGGCATTGCGTCTACAATGTTACAAAAGACAACTATAAGGCGGTTCTTGAAAAGGCTGATAAAGAGCATGTCGGACATCTCTATCTGGTTGACAATCCAAGTTATGGCAATCCAGCGGCCCCTTGGTTGCAAGAGGCCATGCGTGATTGGGCAAATAAAAACACCTCACTTGCAAAACGTGTTGAACGGTTGGAAACTTCTGGCGTGCCCACAAGTACCGTATCAGCACCAGAAATGGCTGTTTACAAAATCCCAGACGAATATTTTCCAGCATCGTTTAAGGGCAAAATAACGGCTAAAATGGCCGTCTATGGCAATGCTATTGATATCTCTATCAAGGTTAATGAGTATATCAGTAGCTCAACCGAAACAGATAATGACGAAGCGACGGAAACATGGCCAGAAAACTTGCTAGACTACGCTGGCAACCTAACTATTCCATTCACTAAGTATTCGTCTAAACAAGGTTATGCGCCGTTTCTGGTCGCTAATGCAAACGGTAAGCTCACGTTTAGAGGTTCTGGGATGGACGCAAACGGGGCATGCTTCGGACATGTCAACTATTTAGCTACTAACCCAACCGTTCCGACTGGTTGGACGAAATTAAATTAAGGAGGCCTACTATATGGCAACAGATAATGACATCATTCAATTTGCAGAAGACCTAGCTAATGCTGAGGTTGGTACCGATGCAGATGGATCATGGGGGACACAATGCGTTGACCTGCCTAACTCTATCTCAATTAACTTCTTTGGCCGTGCTCTTTGGGGTAACGCCATCGACTTGCTAAACTCAGCGGCAGCAGCAGGCTATGAAGTGGAATACAACCAAGAAGGCAACCTTGATAGCCGTCCACGCCGTGGGGCTGTATTCGTCATGGATACTACTTACATCTATGGCCACTCTTACGGGCACACTGGTCTGGTTATCGAAGATTCAGACGGCTACACTATGCGAACTATCGAGCAGAATATTGACGGCAACGCTGATAGCCTTTATATTGGCGGTCCTGCTCGTTACAATACACGTAATTTTGACGGCATTGTAGGTTGGTTCTATTTCCCAACGGATAACCAATCACAAGCCCCTGCACCAACTCCGACCCCGTTTGATGGTATAATTACTATTAACGAGGAAACCGGGACATTCACGGTTGAAGTCTCAGCTCTTAATGTTCGAGCTGGTGCCGGGCTAGGTGCTGAAATCGTGGCAGTCTATGGAGCCGGTGAAACTATCAACTATGACGGCTGGTGCGACGTTGACGGCTATATCTGGATTAGCTACATTGGCGGGTCTGGTAATCGCCGCTTTGTCGCAGTCGGTCAATCAGAGAATGGTCGCCGTATCACATCATTCGGATCATTCGCCTAAATTAAAACCAAGACCACGAATCAAAATAAAATAAAAAGGAGTATATCACCTCCCGACAGACCACAGTTCGGACATCATGGTGGTAGTGGTCGAAGCCCTGGCATTTGCTGGGGCTTTTTTTATTTGGTATAATATATCTAGGAAAGTGCCAGTAACTCTACGGGGTCTGGTGCGTTTTTTATTTTTTTGTTATAATGTTATTGATTTTGATGAATAAGTACCGCTTTCGAGCGGTTTTTATTTATTTGTGTTATAATATACCCACAGCAAGTAAGTCTTGACTGTTCCAAAGACTGATTAAGTTCAGCGCCATGTAAGCTATGTGCACGTAGCCCGATGGAATTTATGGAACGGGTGCCGTCGTGCCCACCGAAAAGGGCTATTTGAGAGAGGGCCCTTTTTGTGTTATAATATGATTATCTATCATAGGCAAAGAGCTATGAGTTTCCTCGTAGCTCTTTTTTATGTTTGCTAATCTCTACGATAAGTGATAACATAGGTTTCGGAATACTTGGCGTCATTTCGATAAATTTCTCGAACTGCCCCGGCTTTATGTCGGGCTTTTTATTTTGTGTATAGCATTAGACATTTAATCTAAATAGAGGTACACTATAGACGGACTTTCACGTTCAATGTTTTTGTTTTTTTCATGCCGCTTGGTAGCTCATGCTGCCAAGTCTTTTTTTATAAAAAGGGGCAAATAAGGGGCAATAAGTGTAAACTTTAGTAACTTTATGTGCATTTTACCGTCTACATCTTACATGCATATGTCCTTATTTAATAGGTTTTCTTCCTATTATATACGCATTTCAAATGGCGCTAACAGAATACCGTGGTTTGAAATCATTCTACAACTTGAAAAAATAAAACGTTGATTTAACAACGTTTCTGAGGACTCTAGGTTTAGCCTAGGGTTCTTTTTTTCTACTCAAGGGGCAAAGA